TCAGACATACATTATCACACCCTTATTTCCAAATATAGTATAAAACGAATTCAATTTCACAATATCATTATAAAAATTTTACAATTTTATTATACATTATTTTGGTTAGTTTGTTCAATAGAAAAAAGAATAAATTGCTCTTTAAATAATTTTTCATATTCTTTTTCATTATTTACTAGTTTTTTATCTATAGCTTCCTTATAAGATGGAAATATAAACATATTATTATTTACGCTATACAGCTTTTTTAACGAAGATTCTTTTTGTTTAAAGTAATTTATATAGTTAGTTTTTAATTTAGCTAATAATTCTGAATTTAACTTTGTTTGTTGGGCAGGTTTTTTATTATTTTGTTGCGGTTTAGTATATTTCCAATTACCTGTTAAATCGTATCCACCATTACCACCATTTCTACCTGGATTTTTTACATCTAAAAGTTGTTCTATAGAAGTTAATTTTGCTATAGTTTCGTCAAAAAATAAATTCAAAACTAATTCACCCCCTCAAAGGATACGTTTAATACAAATTTTCATCCAATCTGGATAATTTTTGGGAATATAATTTTTATATGCTCTTTCACATATCATTATAGCGGCTTTTTTATTTAAGCCGCTTACATGACAATGCGTATGTTTATTAGTATTAATTACTGTAAAATAAGATTTGTTTTTATTACCACAAAGTACTACAATGAAATTACCTTTTTTGTAAATTAAATTGTAGCTCATTATGTTCTCCTACTTTCGTCTAGTTATTTGTTCATGACAACTCCAACATAAAGTCATTAAGTTACTAGGTTTATTGTTTTTACGATTACCGTCTTTATGATGAACCATTAAATTTTTTGTTGAACCGCATCGTTCACATCTTTTTTTCTTATATTTAGTGTACATCGATATACCATTTTTATAGTTATTATTATTTTCACCAGCTTGATTATAATTACCTTTTTTCTTTTCAATTTTTTCGAATAAACTATCTAATGTAATAATTTCGCAATCTAAATTAATCATTATTAGCATCACCACCGTTATTATCTGTAATCATTAAAGACTCTAAACCTTTATCACTTAAAGTATTATTAGTTTGTTCCTTACTAGAATCATTAAATTCGTTAGCAGTTTCGTTAGCACTTTGTCCAGCAACTGAAACTCCAAGCATTTGTTGATTTTGTGCTTGTAAATTAGCTTGTTTTATTAAGTATATAGGTCTTGGAGTTGTTGACCATTCTTTTGTATTTTCATCTTCAATAATTTCTGAATATGGTTCGTAATTTAACTCTTTTCTTATTTCATCTACAGTTAAAATTCCTGTAGCATAATATTTTTCATGTGCCGCCGCAATTATTTTTACAGTTTCAGCCTTTTCCTTATCCTCTCCAATATCCAAATCATTAAATTTAATAACTCTGTTATTAATACCAAATCCATATTTAATAACTTTATTTAATAAAGCTTCCACACGTTTTTGCAACGGTTCTATTACTGAATACTTATAAACTTTATCTAGTGCTATTACAGTACCTGGAGATAAAGAACCTGAACTACCAGCGTCTAAAACATTCATTCTATGAGGTGGAACTCCGTGAGCTGATAGTATTTCATCTCTACAATCTTTTCTGTAAAGTTTAAAACTTCCATCTTTCATTTCTACAGCTAAAGGAATTAACTTAACTTCTGCACCTTTTGGGGTACTTAAAACTAAAGTTTTATGTGCGTTACTTACTCCTTTTAAATCGTTTTTAAAGTAATTTTTAATTACATTTTTAGTTTCATCATCAAGTTTTCCACCCTGAATAACTACTGCAAATCTAGGAACTGCTTCGTTATTGAAAAAGTTTATATTATATTGAGCAACTTTATCCATACCTACCAAAGCCTTTAAAGCAGGGAGCCATCTAGGTACTCCATACTTTCCTCCGTTAGGGTCGTATTTAGTTAAATATAACATTTCTGTCATAATATTGTTTGTGTGGGGCTCACGCATTTTTGGAGGACCTTCTTCATCAAATACTTTAAAAATTCGTTCGTGTGTGTCCACAACTTGAATTATATATCTACTATCAGTATAAATTTCGTTACTCATTCTTTTAGCTATTCTACAAGTTTCAGCTTGAACATGATTTAATTTTGTTGGAGTTCCATTTTTAGTTCTAACTAATTCCATTGTAGCAAAACTAAAAGTTTGAAAATCTAATGCAAAATCTCTACATAACTGTAAAAAGTCGTCATTACAATTCTCAAAAAAATCATAAAGTTGTTTATCAGTTCTAGATAATTTTTTTAGAGGCTCAGGTTTACCTATATTTTTTCTTTCGGTACTACAAATTTTAAAATCGCTAAAAGCGTCCTGAGCTATTTTTTCCATAGCACTAAAATGATATGGATTTTCTACTGAAAACATTTTTAAATTTTTAAAAGAATATGGAGGCTTATATACTAAACCTGAGGCGTAAGCTTCACCAAAAATGTCATTCTCTATATCAAGAGCATTACTATCATAACTTTTCTTTGCTTTTTCTATTATATTCGACCCTAATATCGATCCATCTGACATAACAAAAGCTGATATATCTTCTTCCGGAAAAAACGAATATTGATACAATATGTTTCCCTCCCTTCAAATACAAAGGCATAAAAATTCAATTTCTACAACAACTCTACTTCAAATCCAGTAGCAGTATCGTCAGTTCCGTTATCCATAGAATGAATAACATACCTAAGAGCATCCATAGCATGATTATTTTTATCTAATGGTTTATTTCCAGAATTTCTTGTATCAGAAGGATCTGGATATCTGTAACTTTTAAATTCTTGTATAGTGTTAATACAATTTGAAGTTATATATAATCTAGTATATCCATCAGCATTTTTTATCCAAGTTCTTACTTTTTCGATACCTAACTCTATATCCTTAATAGCAGGATATACCGGTATTCCAGCACTCTCCATCTGACTTATAGCATCTGCATTTTCTGGATCACAATACCAAGCCCAAGGTTTATATTTATAATACTTTGGCAACCAATATTTATGAAGTAACACAGGAGTTTGAGTTCTATTTATATATAATTCATCAAAAATTACAGCATCACCATTTGGTAAAAACTGAATAAATACTGTAGCTGATGGATCATTATATCCAAAGTCCTGTCCTGCAACTACAGGATAATTTGGATTAAATTTAAAGCTACTTGCTGGAATTACATTTATAAGTTCATCAAATTCTGCATAAACAAGTCCTTCAGTACCTGGCTTTTTACATTCCCATTGTGTATCCCATGAGTATCTATCCATACCCGTGAATTTATCTATAGCATCTCGAATACTATAATATCCATCAGAACGTTTAGCTTTAGTATGACATACTTCTACTAAAGGACAAGCTAAGCATCCTGTTAATTTTTCTCTATTTTTACGCACATAGTCTATTGGATATTCTTTATCAAAATCTTCTTTATTGTGAGAATATACAGTATAAGTATCAACTCTTGTACTTTTAGGGTCGGGCACAGTTATTTTTGTAGGAACAGTTCCACTTCTTTCGTCTGAACAAGGCTCTATAGTTTCCCATATACACCACATATATAATTTAAATTGTCTATCGTCTTTTTCATCTATTAAGCGTTGCATTGGTCCATAAGGAAACTTTCTAGTAGATGTTATTCTAACAGTAGAAGGAACATCTTTTGTAGATTTAGCCATAGACATAAATTCCATTAGTATTTTCCATTGTGTTAATTCAACTTCGTCGAAATTTGTTTTTTGTGGGTGGGGCCCATTAACTCCTGCCATAGTTCCAGGAAGAATACTAATTTCACTACCATTCGCTAATTTAGTGATACTCATTTTAGGCTCTTCTTCTAGTAAATGCTTAAAATAAGGCTTTTTAATTATGTCTATAGTATATTTATACGCTTTACGAGCCTGGTCTTCAATAGCACCAACTGATGCTATTTCACAGTTCTTTTTACAAGTAGCGTCTAGTGCGTTCAAAATACCAAAATTTTGAGTTTTTCCACCGTTTCTATTAGCTATGACTAAAAACTTTGATTCTTTATCAAAAAACGAATCTGCAACAAAATCAAATGGAGCAACGTGTTCAGCACAAACTTTATTTCTTGGAATTTGGAATCCAAAAATTGATTTTATAAATTGAAATAATAAATCCGGGTCACCGGATTTATATAAATTATCTAAATTCCAATTTACATAGTGTTGTATTTTTTCAGCTAATTGTAATGGACTTATGCTTGTTGGGTCCAATTATATCACCTCTCTATAGTCTGGAAGTTTGCAATTTATCTCCTTCTTGTTAACAAATTCAAATTTTATTACACCTTCTTCGAAATCAATTTTTATACTTAATAGCAAACTAATATCAATATCAAATTTAGTTATATCATCTTTATAAATGATAACAGAAGAACGAACACCATAAATAGGATGTTCGTATGTTGTTAAATCTAATATATTTGGATACGTATTTTTTAAAACTTGTAAAAATTCTAAAATAACTTTATCAAATTCGGGCCTCATAATTACATCTCCTTATTTAAATTACTCGAACCAAATCCAGATTTTCTATCTTTATTTGAATTACAGTTATCTGATTCTAAATACTTAACAAAAATTCCTTGAGCTACTCTATCACCTGCTTT